TCCTATCTGGATGGTCTGAGTTCTGTGACTGGGTAACATCAACAAACAACAGAATCTATGTTGGTTGGTTCGGTGTTCTTATGATCCCATGTCTATTAGCAGCAACAACATGCTTTATCATAGCATTCATCGCTGCACCTCCTGTCGATATCGATGGGATCCGTGAACCTGTAGCAGGTTCATTCATGTATGGTAACAACATCATCTCTGGTGCTGTAGTTCCATCTTCAAACGCAATTGGTTTACACTTCTACCCTATATGGGAAGCAGCAACCATTGACGAATGGCTTTATAACGGTGGTCCTTACCAACTCGTTATCTTCCACTTCCTAATCGGAATCTCTGCTTACATGGGCAGACAGTGGGAACTATCATATCGTTTAGGTATGAGACCTTGGATCTGTGTAGCATATTCTGCTCCAGTATCTGCTGCATTTGCAGTCTTCTTAGTATATCCTTTTGGTCAGGGTTCATTCTCTGATGGTATGCCTCTCGGTATATCTGGTACGTTCAACTTCATGTTCGTATTCCAAGCAGAACATAATATCCTTATGCATCCTTTCCACATGGCAGGAGTAGCAGGTATGTTCGGTGGAGCACTCTTTAGTGCTATGCATGGTTCACTTGTAACATCTTCTCTAATCAGAGAAACAACTGGGTTAGATTCTCAGAACTATGGTTACAAGTTCGGTCAAGAAGAAGAAACATATAATATCGTTGCAGCACACGGTTATTTCGGAAGACTTATTTTCCAATATGCATCTTTCAATAACTCAAGAAGTTTACACTTCTTCCTTGCATCATTCCCAGTTGTATGTGTATGGTTGACCTCTATGGGTATCTGTACAATGGCATTCAACTTGAATGGATTCAACTTCAACCAGTCTGTCGTAGACGCATCTGGTAAGGTTGTACCTACTTGGGGTGACGTTCTAAACAGAGCAAACCTTGGTATGGAAGTAATGCACGAGCGTAATGCTCACAACTTCCCACTTGACCTAGCATCTGCTGGTTCATCTGAAGTTGCACTCGTTGCTCCTAGCATAGGTTGATCTTTACAGAACAATCTGTTATAATAAGAGGGTCTCACGACCCTCTTTTTTTATGCCAAATGAAATAGCATCACCATTGTATCAAGGTAAAGTGAAAGCTTTATATGAAACAGGTGATCCAGATGAACTCTTGATGATCTTTGAAGACAAAGTTACTGCTGGTAACGGTGAGAAAGAAGATTACCCTCAAGGTAAAGGTGCTCTCTGCTGTGATATATCTACGTTTCTATTCAGGAACATGGAACACAATGAGATCAGGACTCACTTCATACGTTCACCAGGTCACGGTGCTATGGTAGTAAAGAACCTTGACATGATACCTATAGAAGTTATCTGTAGGAACATTGCTGCTGGTTCTATACTAAAGCATACTGGGGTTGAAGAGGGTACGAAGATAGAACCTCCTGCTATTGAACCTCATCTAAAAGATGATAGTCTCAATGATCCCTTACTTACATGGGATAGGGTGCGTATGATGGGCATCAATGCTCAACCAATAGTACGTAACACAATTATAATCAATAAGATACTGACAGAAATCTTCTCTCGGTGTGGTATTGATCTTGTAGATTTCAAATTAGAGTTCGGACTCGATGCTGATAAGAATGTATACTTGGCAGATGAATTATCACCTGACAATATGCGACTATGGCAGAAGGGAAGTAAGGAGAACTATGATAAGGATTTATTTAGGAAAGGTAATGGAGACATTATGGAAGGTTATAAATATATTTTGAAATCACTTAGCCAACTTCAAACAAGCAATGAACCAACCGACTGATTTATATGAAGACATGGCTACACTAAACTCCTTGTATGAGGAACTATGTTGGAGTCATGATGGAGAGATCCAGTTCCACGCAGACTATGAGAATGATAGGATAATCATTACTCTCAAGAAAGATAAATAGTTTTGGGTTTGTATTAGATAAATGAAAACGTTTAGTCAATTTATAAGTGAAGCATTAGACATCCGAGAGGGTGGTATAAATCGTATTGCACAACACTCTAAGAGTCGCAACACTGCTGTACTTACTGCTAACCGTGGTGATAAGTCTAACAAAGAAAACAAGAAAGCAAACAAAGACCTAGGGAAGAAGGTTCGTAGCATGGGATACGGATATAAGAAAGTCAAAGGAGAATATCCTGAGAAGGATGAGAAGACAGGTGAAAAGAAGACAGTAAAGGAACCTTCCATAGTAGTCAATGCACCCAAAAAGAAATTCAAAAAGTTCAAGAAGCAGATGAAGCGACTTGGTAAAGAACATAACCAAGATGCAGTCATCACTAAGAAGGGTAAGGGTGATGCAACTCTAAATCCTACCACTAAGAGAGGACGTAGCACTCCAACAGGACCTTCAAGGAAGGGAACCAAGTTGGGTCAGGTGAACAAAGATAAGAAAGGTGAATACGGACAAACAAGAGTCAAGTCACGTACATATACATATGAGGAACATGAACGCACGTAAAAAGAAAGCAGCACTAAACGCTAAGAAGAAAGCACTCAAAGAAGACAAGTATGTGAGTGAGGTAAAACCTTGGGATTCTGATTGGAAACCAAGTAACCTATCACAAGCTTGGATCAAAGATGCTTACATGAGAAAGCAGAAGAGGAATGAAAACAACAGGTGAAGTCATGGGTAATCCACTCTGGTTTACCCCAGTCATGATGTTAGCAGTTCTCTTATTGATAGAGGGTCTTCATACCTCTGCACATCTTCATCAAGAGATTGATGTGCATGGTATCTGTAGGCAGAACAAAGAGTTTATTGAGTCACTTGACGAAGAAGACTATTAGCAGTATAATATGTACCAAAGCAATACAGGAAGTGAAAAGAACACTAGCAGTACTAACTGCTCTGATGCTGTTACCTACAACGGTAATGGCATCTTCTATTAGACCAGGATCCAGAGTTACACACAAGTCATTGAATAGTTCTCCATCATCTAAATATGACGGAGCATTATGCAAGAAAGAAGATAGGTTCATAGAGAAATGTGACATCATTATAGATGACACAGGAGTCAGAGGACCAGAGGGACACATCACTAGTGTAGTTAGATGGAGTTCTAAAGAGGATGCACCCAGTGCAGGAGGAGCAGTTGCTGGAGCAGCAGGAGGTGCAATTGTAGGTGGTGCTGCTGGTATAGGTACTTGCTTTCTTGTAGGTCCACTTTGCCTCATCACAGCACCTGCAATTATGGGTGGTGGTATGGGAACAGGAGCAGAGTGGGGTGCAAAGAGTGGTGCTAGAACATTTACTATAGTAGGTGATGATGCACAAGGAGAACGTATCATACAGTTCTTCAAGGTCAAGAGATCAGGAGTAGAGAAAACAGAAGAACAATTATTACTAACAACTAAACTAGCAGAGGGAGAAATAAGATGATTTTTTTATCAAGACCGTCAGTATATAATTTACCTGGCACATGGGAGAAGCAACCTGATGCGATCATTCCCCATCTAAATCTAACACCAGAACAAGGATTCATTTTATTCTTTGGTCTACTCCTATTATCTTTGGTCATCTACGGTGTCTATATGACCTTTGGAGCAGGTAAAAAGGATCTAAGGGATGCTATTGATGAACATGCAAAGATGCATGAACTGGGCATCGCACACGGTCATGGTGGCAACAAGGAAGCGTATGAAATGTCTGGTAAACTCAGGCATGATCATGACGAGGTTTGACACCAAATAAATTTATGCTATAATTCGAGGGTCGCAAAGACCCTTTTTCTTTATGTCTTTTACACAGAAAATATTTACACCAGAACAATGTGATGCTATCTATGATGCATCACAGAAACTTCCTGTCAAGGAAGATGAACTCAAAAGATTCTCCTACATGGGACAATCTGATAAGGATGATCCTTCACAACAAGAGTTAGCAAAGAACTTTTACAATCTATTCTATGGATTCCTTCAGGACTCTAGTGCATATGTAAATGGATGTGCTCCAGCACAGACATCTATTCCTATCATATCTACTTCAACACCTAAGTTAGGTAAGGAGTGGCAGTATCATAGGGATGACTTTGAAGACAAGCAGATGAAGAGAGAGTGGACTGTTATACTTTCTCTATCTGATCCAGATGATTATGAAGGTGGTGAAGTTGTCATGCTAGGTAATGGTAGCGAGTCTATATTGAAGATGCCTAAAGGTTGGATGGCAATCTGTCCTGCTGAGAATTATGTAAAGTATAATGAGGTCACTGGTGGGCAGAGAAGACTTGCTCGTTGGTGTATCATTAGTGGTATCAAAGACAAACAGCACTTTGAAATCAACATGAGATATCAACAGTTGTATGATGCATTCCAAGAGAACCTTTCGGAGCAAGCAGATGAATTATTCAAACTTGCAAACAACATGCTTCTAAATGTTTTCTTAGATAAAACAGAAACCTATTCAGATGATAAATAAATCTTTAGGATAGTTGCCAGTGCTAAATTTTACGGTGTATAGCAAAGAAGGATGCCCTTATTGCGACAAGGTAGTTGAGTTATTTGCTATGAAGGGTTTCAGTTTTGTTGAATATAAATTAGAACAAGACTTCGACAAAGCAGGATTTGAAGGTCAGTTTGGTAAAGAAAGTAAGTTCCCACAAGTTACCTTGAATGGTGAAAACTTGGGAGGTTGCACAGATACAATAACCTATCTAAGAGAACACAAATTAGTTTAGAAACAATGTATGTAGATGATGTCCTTGAATTAGTAGAGAAGGCTGTTGATGAAGTCTTCAAACGTGATGTATACTTACTAAAGATGTATGACGTTTTGAAGAACAACAAGTCAACCCAAAAAGAAGCAAAGATTTATCTTACTTCCTCTACTTACGAAAATTTACGTCTAACAACAGATGATCTTGATCATTATCTGTCATTAGGTAAGAAAGATAAAACATATGGTGAAGCATATGGTTACTTATCTAAACCACAGGCGAGAAAGATCAGAGACTATCTAAAACAAATCGTGATTGATACGGAGCATTATATTGATGACAGAAAACCAGGCAGAAAAAAAGGATCCAAAAATAAAGCAAGAAATACTCGCAATAAATAAAGGTGTAGAGATAATGCTACCTAGGAGGAAGGTTCCCAAAGTATATTTGTTCAACAAAACTTTGAAGGTTACACTTTTTTCTAAGACGTTTACCTTCACTATTCACATAGAAGAGGAGTAATCTAAATGGAATTATCCAATGAATTAGTACCGACAATACTAGTTTTTTCCGTCCTAATATGTTTAGGTGGACTTTTACTCGGTTTTATGTTAGGATGGGTATCACATAGTTATTACGATACACATACTACCGTAGCTGCATCGAAACAGCTAACACACCCAGAATTTTATGATGAGGAAGGCAACATGCTTGCTAACCAATTACTCACAGTAAGATTTGAAGGTGACAATGAATTTTATGAAGACGATTAATCATCATGCCAACTGCAACTAAATCATCAAGAAAAGATCTACCTTTACCTGAGTTGTTACTCAGTGAGGTCTTGCAAAAAGTATCTAACGCAAAGACTAAAGTAGAAAAGATAAAACTACTTCAGAAGTTCAATAGTCAAGCACTTAGAACATGTTTGATATGGAATTTTGATGAAAGTATTTACAGCAATGTTCCAGAAGGAGAAGTACCTTACACTCCTAATGACGCACCTTTAGGTACAGATCACACTCGTTTATGGAGTGAGTACAAAGGTCTATATCGTTTCGTGAAGGGTGGTGCTGATAAACTAACCAGAACACGTAGAGAGAATTTATTCATTCAACTCTTAGAAAATCTACATCCAGATGAAGCAGAGATAGTTGCTCTCATAAAGGATGGTGGTTTGCAGTCTAAATATAGAGTAACAAGGGCTGTAGTAGAAGAAGCCTTCCCTGAGATTACTTGGGGTAAAAGAGATGAGTATCCACGAGCACAACAACCAATACCGCAAAATGTCAGACGCAACGCCTAATGTTTACGAGGTGCTGGAAACAGTATCTAAAGCAAAGACAAAAGCAACTAAAGCAAAACGATTAAAGGAAGGTGATAGCACTGCACTTCGTACTGTCTTGCTTTTGAATTATCATGATGGGATAAACCTTATTCCATTTGATGCGGCTGACTATACAAAAACAGATTACCCTACTTCGTCTTTATACGAGGAGTATAAGAGACTTGGTAAGGTAACTGATGGTGGTGGTAAGTTAGATGGTACTGAAGAGCAGGTACGTCAGGAATACGTGAAGATACTTTCTTCTATACACCAGAAGGATGCAGAGGTTGTAGTGATGGCAGGACAAGGTAACTTAGACGATAAGTATAAGGTTGGACTACCTGCGGTGAAGTCTGCTTTTCCTGAACTAGATTTTGACACCGAAAATTGACTTTTAGTTTCAAAAAAGGTCGGAAAAAATCTCCAGTAAAAAATTCACGTAGAGGATTTTATGCCATTACCAGAAATCCATTATGATGAGTGGTTCCATAAACCTCACCCCCATGACAGTATGCCAATAGCAACTGACCCAGAAAAAGAACAAATTGATACTATGCCTTCAGAATATCAGCCACCAGGCGTTGACGAAGAAATTGAAGAAGAAGAGGAAATACACGAAAAGATGTATAGGATTGCTACTGCGAAGTACAATCCTTTTGCAGTAGGAGGATCCGAACAGTTGGGTAAACCAAATAAAAAAAGAGCTTGACTATATAGTACAGATATGTTAGCATATCCATACGTTCAACCTGATACATTCAGGTCGCAAGTAAGCCGACTCGGAACGGATCGTTCATTCTTATGCTTACACCACTTCTCGCATCACTAATTGCATTGAACAATCCTATGGATTGCGAATTTGCTACAAAGCTGATCAACAACATTGGTCAATCAGTTGAAGCTCGTCTTGAATTGATAGAACTAATTCAGTTGAATAGTGAGGAAGGGTGTTTTCCTGAGAACGCACAAGTTGACTAAAGGAACGGATTAAAACCCCTACTACTTTGGAGAAACCCAATGGCAAAAGTCACATACCGTGGTGTTACTTATGACACCGAAAATCGTCCTAATAAGACAGTACGCCCAGTCGAGGCAAAGGAAGTTTACAGAGGTGTAAAATTCCTTGTTGATTCTGAAGGTCACAAACGTGTCCTAACTACTGCGTAGGAACATTTTCTTACTTGACAAAGAGGAGGGTATTGACTACCCTCCTTTTTTATGCTATTGTATATACATTGAAACAGCATAATGCAATTCACACTGGAATCAGCTCGTAAGCATTTGAAACGAGCTATCAAGGATACTGAAAAGAATCCTTTCAATTATACAGAAGAAGAAGTTCGTAAACTAAAAAATGAACTTCGTGGTGTAAACGAAAAAATTACAAACAATCGCAGAGAACTAAAAAACGGATTTGGTTATGACCCAGTTATCGAAGAAGGATGGATCTCAGCAGCAGATATCCCAGTCAGACCAGTTGTCGAATCAGGCAGTGACATTGATCTCGGTGACTCCGAAAGCGGAGGAGATGATGGGGTACATAGCGAGAGTGTCGAACCCGAACAATCAGAAGAACCCGAAAGTGTCGGGTCTCCTAAAGTACTGTTGTGATCACGGTCATTGGTCTGTTTTTGAACAGGCACATATGACAGTTCAAATAGAAACAACTAGAGGACTTGCTGCACAGATACTAAGACATAGAAGTTTTACTTTCCAAGAATTCTCACAAAGATATGCTGACACTAATTTGTTAGCAGAAGAGATTCCTATGTTTGATCTTCGCAGTCAAGATCTAAAAAATAGACAAAATTCAATAGATGATATCCCCAAAAATAAGAAGGCAGACTTACAAGAAAGGATTGCTGAGTACTTTGTTGAATCAATGGATCTCTACAATGAACTCTTGGCTAACGGTATTGCGAAGGAGTGTGCGAGATTTGTTCTCCCACTAGCAACACCAACACGTATCTATATGACTGGTTCATGTCGTTCTTGGATTCATTATATCAATCTAAGATCTGCACATGGTACTCAGAAAGAACATATGGATATTGCAGAGGGATGTAGAAGGGTATTTACCGAACAATTCCCTCTAGTATCTGAAGCACTCCAATGGAAATAAATACTTTTGTAAACTAACTTATTATGGCAACGTACCCTGTTATCAATAAAGAGACTGGTGAACAAAAGGAAGTCTCTATGAGTGTCCATAAATGGAACGAATGGTGTAATGAAAATCCCGACTGGACTAGAGATTGGAGTGATCCATCTACTGCTCCAATGGCAACAGATGTCGGAGATTGGAAAGACAAACTAAGAAGAACTAAACCAGGATGGAATGACGTTCTTCATAAAGCATCACAAGCACCAGGCGCACCTAAACTAACACTATAATATGTCAACACCACGCAAAAAGAAAAACGGCAACGGTAACGGCAACGGTTCTACCTCGACAAGAGTTATGAAACGAAAGAAACCAATTAATCTGGAGTTGATGGTTGATATAAAACCATTGACTGATACACAACAAACTTTGTTTGATGCATATAAAGAAGGTAAGAATATCTTTGCATATGGGTGTGCTGGTACTGGTAAAACCTTTATTACATTGTATAATGCACTAAGGGAAGTACTGGATCCTACTAGTCCGTATGAGAAAGTATATATTGTTAGATCTTTAGTTGCTACTCGTGAGATTGGATTCTTACCTGGTGATCATGATGATAAATCATATCTTTACCAGACACCATACTCAAATATGGTGAAGTATATGTTTGGGTTGCCTACTAATGAGCAATTTGATATGCTATATGGGAACCTAAAAGGACAGGAGACTATTAGTTTCTTGAGCACATCCTTTATTAGGGGTACTACTTTTGATAACTGTATACTATTGGTTGATGAGTGTCAGAACTTGAATTTCCATGAATTAGATTCTATTGTTACTCGTGTGGGTGATAATACAAAGATTATGTTCTGTGGTGATGCAATTCAGACTGACTTGACCAAAACTCATGAAAAGAATGGTATAATAGATTTCATGAAGATAATGGAAGCCATGACTGATGACTTCAAACTTATTGAATTTACCATACCCGATATTGTTCGTTCTGGATTAGTACGAAATTATATTATTGCGAAAATGAATCTTGCCTTATGACTTTCACACACATTGAGACTCCTACATTTGAACTAAATAGGTTACATGAAGGACAAACACGTTATTATGTAACTCCAGAGAATAACAAGTATCCATCCATAACTACGATTACAAGTCATAGAAATCGTGAGATATTTGCTAAATGGAGAAAGAAAGTTGGTCTTGAACATGCAAATGCCAAGACTAAAAGAGCAACAAATAGGGGAACTGCTACACATACGTTGATAGAGCATTACCTGAAAAACGAAGACGTTCCTAAGTCAGATCCATTACCATCTTATTTGTTCAAGCAAGCAAAACCTACACTCGACAAGATTGATAACATTCACTGTTTAGAAGGAACACTCTACAGTGATCAATTACATCTAGCAGGACAAGTAGATTGCATTGCTGAATATGAAGGAGAACTTGCTGTAATAGATTTCAAAACATCAGAGAAAGTCAAACCAGAGAAGTGGATTGAACACTACTATGTTCAGTGCATGGCATATGGTATGATGTACTTTGAACGGACACAATTACCCATCAAAAAATTAGTCATTATTATGACATGTGAAGATGGTGACGTGAAAGTTTATGAACAACGTGATAAACTTACATATATGAAACTCTTGAAAGATTATGTAGAAGATTATGTTAACTTTACTCATGCCTGAAGATAAAAAAGTTGAGAAACTTATTGAAGAGAAATTCATGACACAAGAAAAGTTCAGTAAAGATATTGAACAACTTGTACAAAATGAAAGAGACTTCAATTATATCGAAGCAGTATGTCATTACTGTGAAGAAAATGATATTGAGATCGAAAAGGTCAATAAACTAATATCTAAACCTCTAAAAGAAAAGATCAAATGTGAAGCTCTTACATTGAACTTCATGAAGAAAACTTCTCGTGCTAAATTGCCGATATGAAACTATCTGGTTTTGAGTGTTATCGTAAATATCTTGCACTAAAAAACCATTTCGGATCTTCTAATTATGATTACTTCCTTTATGGTGGTAAAACAAGTGTGAAAGAACAAACTTTCAAAATGAGAAAGGATAGATACTTTTTCGAGGCAATGTCACGAAAGAGGAGTGAGAAGGAAGTTATAGACTTTTTTCTATCAAACTTTGTTGCGTCTGATGATCCTGCTAAGTTATGGATCAGATCTATACTAAAAGACGGTGAAAGTAATTATAACTCTTGGAGAAAAAGGAATAGGAATCTGACATATCAGTTCTCCAATGATATAGATGAAATTTTTGAGGGTGGACTTGAAAAGGGAATGGAGTGTAAACCCAACAGTCATCCAGTAATATTGAAAAAATACCTTTCTGGTAAGATATGCATAGAGACTCTTATTATATTGAATAAGATTCTTAGATTCCAGAAAGATTATGATAAAACACTAAACGATCCCATATGGGATACTGTCTCTACTAAGATGAAAAAGTATGATCCCTTCGTGAAAGTAGAGATGCCAAAATTTGTACAGATAGTAAAAGGAAAAGCATAATGTCTTTTTTTGATTCACAACAAGTGAAGGATTCGATAGATGAGATCCAGAAATTACAAGGAGAAGTATATCAAGCTTCTGTTGGATTTTATGGAATGACAACAGCACAAAGAGTTGAGCATATTGATAAGATGGAGATATTACTTGAAAAACAAAGAATACTTCACACAAGAATGGAGTTGGATCCTGATCCTGCTGCTAAAGAGATGCTCAACAAAATGAGGAAGGTTGCAGTAGGTCTAGGTATACCAGAAGAGATCTCTTTCAATGAACTGTTTCAGCAAATGGAACATATCATCAAAACCATGAAAATGGGAATGCAGTCAACTTGACAATATAAATAATAAGTGCTACGATTATACAGTAGCAACTAATACAACAAATACGAGGAATACAAATGCCTTTTTCAGATCTAAAACGCAACAACAAATCTGTTTTTGCAAAACTATCTGATGAACTAGAAAAGTCCAAACAGGGTGGTCAATCCAATGGAAAGGATGAGAGACTCTGGAAACCAGAATTAGACGCATCTGGTAATGGATACGCAGTGATACGATTCTTACCAGCACCAGAAGGTGAAGACCTTCCTTGGGCAAAGTTATGGAGTCATGCGTTCCAAGGTCCAGGTGGATGGTATATTGAGAATAGTCTTACTACACTAAACCAGAAGGATCCAGTATCCGATCATAACCGTGATCTATGGAATAGTGGTAGTGATAAAGATAAAGAAACTGTTCGTAAGCAGAAGCGTAAACTTTCTTACTACAGTAACATACTCGTTGTTCAGGATCCTAAAAATACTGAGAACGAAGGTAGAGTTTTCTTATTCAAGTATGGTAAGAAAATCTTTGACAAGGTTCAGGAAGCAATGCAACCTGCATTCCAAGATGAGACACCAGTAAATCCATTTGATTTCTGGGAAGGTGCAGATTTCAAACTAAAGATCCGTAAGGTCGATGGTTATTGGAATTATGACAAGTCTGAGTTTGCTACACCAACACCTGTTGCAGGTGGAGATGATGATAAACTTGAAGCACTTTGGAAGACTCAATATCCACTTGCTGAAATTACAGACGCAGATAAGTTCAAGTCTTATGAAGCACTTCAGAATCGATTAGCATTGGTTCTAGGTGGAAGGAAGAAGCAAGTAGTAATTGCAGATGAAGATACAGGAATAGATGGTGCAGAGGAAGTAGTTCCTCCAACGCAATCACCTCTACAAGAGAAGGTGAGAGCAGCAGCAGTCACAGCAGATGCAGATGAAGACGAATCATTATCGTACTTTCAACGACTAGCAGAAGCATAAAGAAAAGGGGTCTTACGACCCCTTTTTTATTGTCCTCATATCAGGTCTGGATGCTTTTCCAGGTTTATGAATCCATTTTACAGGTTTTGCTTGTTTAGGTGTTTTAGCCATTAGCATTTCCATTTTCTAAGGGACTTAGATAATCTATCATCTCCAGTATTATTAGATGGTTTTTGTCTCTTTCTCATACCTTTCATACGAGCACAGAAAGATTTCTTTCTAGGACCACCTTCAGGTTGTGGTGCTTTGAGATCAGAACCAGGATTCTCACGTTCGTAAGATTTCCTACCCTTCTCATTCAAACCACCTTCCTTATTCTTTCCTGCTTTCTTAGTCCAAGCAGCACCTTCTTGAAATTCTTTGAATGTTTTCATTAGTAATACTTCCGTACAAGATCGATTGCAGTTTTCTTAGTTTTCTTATCTTCTAAGTCGGAGTTAGAATCGTAAGAAGTAATATCCTCAAAGTCTTGAACAAACCTTGTAAGATATGATGGTTTTAGTAATTCAATTTCACGTTTGTCATCATTGAGACGCACTTCATAATCAAAGTTAGTTACCTCTACACAATCAGATTCAATAGTTAGGGTTCTAGTTACTTGAGGATTGGATGAGAATGTATATTCTTGAGTCCATCCTGATTCTACTTGTAACCCTGCTCTCATAATAACATTCCCTTCACTATCTTTCCTTTCTAATGTTTCATAGTGGTGACGACCATCTAATCCAGGAAAGGAAGTTTCACTACTGGGGATTGCGTACTTCTCCTCAGATAACTTTTGTAGTACATCCCTATCCTTTGGCCAACCTTCATATACATCTATAATCTCGTTGACCATTAGAACTACCCAATGGTAATTAGGACTATTGTATATATCCATTGCTACCATTTCAGGTGTAGACCCTTCTGGAATAGTATACTTATAGAATTGCAGAGCATGACGCTTTGCATTATCACTAAGTTTATACATCCTGAATAGATTTTTTATCCTAGTATAATCACCAAAACCAGACTTAGTGATTTTAGATGCATATAATAAATCTGGTAATTTTTGAAAAAATTTAGCCATTAGAATCCTGCTCCTTGTGAACCAATAATATCGTCTGCATAAAGAAGTTTGATTTCTTTGAGGTTGATCTGCATCACATATGATACTGGTGTACCATCATCATGTACAACGTATTGATTATCTGGTGTGTAAGTTGCAGCTACATTTTCAATAACCATAGGTTTGAACTTATTCAATCGTTCATTTTCCCTAGATTTATGCATGTATCTCAATTGTACTGCAAGTGGATATGAAACAAATCTTCCACCAACGTCAGCAGCACTACTACTATTTTTTGATGGATGCATTGCAACTTTGAAAGTCTTTATTATATTCTCAATCTCTCTTGCTTCAGACTTACTCTTAGGAGCCATTGCTATAGTAATGTTGGTTCTTCTTTGACCACCATGACCAGACCAGAATAATTCTACTGTATTGTTTATTCCTACTCCTTGACTCATACCTATAAGTGAATTAGCATTCACTCCAGAAGATCCAGTTGCATTGATTGCCTTAGCAAATAGTCCAGCAGCAACAGTTTTACCAGCACCATCTAAAAGGTTTTTATTTAGATAACCAGAGACTGAATCTCTACTAGCACCTTCTGCTGCTTGGTTCAAAGCATTCATAACAACTCTTCCACTAGGACTAAGAGTTGACTCACCCCATTTTGCTCCGTACTGAGTTCTAACATTAGATGGCATGTAGGTTAGTATAGAACCTAATTTAGAACCTTGTATACCACTTCCACTTGGATTTTGTAAGTATGGTCCAAATTCATAGAAGTCAAATGATAAGTAATCTGTACTGTTAGTGAAAAGATCTCTAGGATATTTTAGTGTACTGCCAGCAGTTCTAGTTACAAAGTTCTTTGCTTTACCACTTCTTTCTATTCTATTACTTTCTCTAAAACTCAATCGCTGCTTTTTCGCTTCTGCATTAGCGATTTGTTCGTTTTGTAGAATAGTCTTTTCTTTTTCGGCAGCACGTTGTGATTCTCGTTCCTTAGATAGGGTTGAGAATAACTTTCTATCTGCGTCTGTTATACCAGCAATACTCATTTATTTGATGCCTAATTCTTTTTCGGTTAGTATTTTGAATTTCATCTGCCTATTGGCACAATAAATTTCAGCAGCTCGCCACTTAGCTTTATTTATGGCAAAAGTCTTCGCTTCATTGATATATCGTTTAGTCCTTCTAATTTTTTCTTTCTTAGGACCTACAACTTGATATCGTGGTTTTATCTCAATAATATATCTCGTAATAGCACCTTGATTATTCGTCAGTTTCATATAGAAATCTGGGAAGTATCTATGTACTTTATCATCCTTGGGAGAACGATATGGTATAACAGTTTCTTCGGAACCCCATTCAAGGACTTGTGGATTAGAATCACACCAGACCATGAACTTCTTTTCCCATAAAGAACGGTATATTACATTAGTGGGATCACCCTTGTACTTTTTATAGTTTCTAGGTGAGTATTTTCCTTTGTAAGCCAAGCTAAATAACAATAATACCCTAATTAGTATTTAGATGAGTATACATGAAAACGTCACTAAATTATTAGCGTCTGGAGTAGCTTCTGCCAATAGGTATGAAGTGATATATTCTGGTCGTGCTCTGGGTGCAACATTGACAAGAGAATTGAATGAGCATTCAAAATACCTTGTAAGTTCAGCTACATTGCCTGGTAGAAGTTTTACGTCAGGGCAAATTCGTGGTGATCAAGGTTTGGGAGTTGAGAGGAAATATGTAACAGGTGTAATGTTCAATGAGTTTACTTTGACATATACATTGACTGGTGATATGGCAACTCATCAAATTATGAATGAATGGTTTGAGACATGTGCTCCCAGACTTGGTGGTCCTCATAGTGCAAGAAAGGATATAAGGATTGGTTACTATAATGATTACGTTGATCCTAAAATCATCATCAAGAAAATGGAGAGGGATGGTAAGGTATCAATGACAACTGAAGTATATAATGCTTATCCTATTATGGTTGCTGACCTTTCCTTATCGTCAGGTGCAAATAATTCTGCACTAGAATTTTCAGTGCAGTTTGCATATGAAACATTCAACAACATCTATGGTGGATTATCAAGTGAGCAAGTTTCTGGTGGTAATAGTGGATTCGGTCCTGCTGTAACCGATGCTGGTTATGAAAAAGGAAAGGCTGCACTTACGATCTCTTCATTCAAAGAGAAACAGAATGCTGATAATATAGAAACTGGTTATGAAGAGGCTGTTGGACCAGTACAAGCTGTTATTCAAAGATCTCTTATTGGAAATCCTGATGATGGTGGTTCTGGTAGTGGATCTGGTGATAGTTACTCCTCTGGCAAGGGAACTGGATCAGGTGGAGGTTCAGAAGAAATAGTTGATCAAACAGCGTCCTAATAACCCCGATAAATAGAATTACATATCATATTAAATTATGACTTTACCAAAGATTGCAGCTCCGACATATGAGTTGAAATTACCGTCTAGTGGCAAAGCAGTTCGTTATAGACCATTCCTTGTAAAAGAAGAAAAGGTTTTGATGCTTGCTTCAGAATCGGAGAATGAAAAAGATATTGCAAATGCAATAAAACAGATCATCAAGTCCTGTATCGTTACTAAGAATATAAAGATAGATACTTTATGTTCCTTTGACATTGAATATATTTTCCTCAATATAAGAGGTAAATCAGTAGGAGAAGTTATTGATCTAAGGGTTCCATGTCCTGACGACAATGAAATACTTGTAAACACAACAATCAACGTTGATGAGATTCAAGTTACTTTCCCTGAAGGTCACAATCCTGAAGTCGATCTAGGAAATGAGATCACTCTTTATATGAAGTATCCAAGCATGGATGCGTTCATTGAAGCAAACTTCCAAGGAAAAGATCAAGATCCTTTTGATGTTGTTGTCAACTGCATTGATAAGATCGTACAAGGAGAAGAGGTTCATGAAAGTACAGATTGTACTAAGAAAGAACTCAGAGACTTTATCGATTCTATGACAGCAGATCAGTTCAAGAATATTCAAACATTCTTTGAAACTATGCCTAAACTACAACACAAGGTGATGATTACAAATCCTAAATCTGGTGTTGAAAGTGAAATCACACTACAAGGATTAGGAGATTTTTTCGGGTCATAATGGGGTACATCTCCCTTGAGTCATATTATGAAACTGTCTTCTCAATGATACAACACCACAAGTGGTCTATTACTGAGATTGAAAATTTGATTCCTTGGGAACGAGATGTCTATGTGCAGATGTTGTCAGATCATCTAAAAGAACAAGCAAAGAAAAACCAAGCAGAAGCGATGGGTGCAAAATAAATGGCAAAAACTATAGACCTAACCTCAGCAGTTATCAATATCACCCCTACTAAAGCGGTGAAATTTGGTGGTGGTTCGACATCAGGTATTGGTTCCGATTTTAGTGTCACTGATAGTTACTTCAAGAAAAATGGTAAAGTGTTTACCACGGCTCTTACTAGTATCAGTAATATTGACAATAATATAAAGGAAATCAAGACTATATTGTCTACTGGTCTAAAGGCAGATGCAGTTGCACGTAAAGCAGAAGCAAGAAGGGTAAAGGAAGAAAGAATAGAGAAAGCGAGAAATATTGCTAAAGGTGGATTATCAAATCTGGGTAAAGCAACAGGTGCAGCAGTAGGTAAAGCAAAAGGTTTATTGGATGCTTTAGGTATTCTTGGTGCGGTTGCTAATATTGCTGGTGGATTTCTTGCTGCTAGTGCTATAAGGAAATTATCGAATAGTAATTTCTTAGGAAATATCATCAAAGGATTCATGGGTGCTATCAAAGGTATCATGGATGCTGTTAGTGCTATTCCTACTAATACCCTGAATAAGATTGGTAAGTTTGCTGGTAAGTTTATAAAGTTTATTGGAAATATCCTTGGTTGGGGTATAGGAAATATTAGTAAGGGATTAGATAAGATCCTTGATAATAATGGTAATCTGAAGATGAGTATTGGAGGTATATTCCAAGTCTTAGGAGGAGTAGCAGGATTAGCTCTGACTTTTAGATACCTCAAGAATCCTACAAAACTAATTACTGATTTCACTGACACTGTTGGTGGTATCGCATCTATGTTGGGTCTTAGGATTCCAGGATTGATGGGTGGAAGAGGTGGAAGAGGTTGGCAGAAATTGGGAACTAGAAATAACCCAATGAATGTCTATGTTGTCAATCAGGGTGGTGGATTTGGTGGTGGTAATAGGTTGAGTCGAGGTTTGAATATTGCATCAAGATTCGCTGCTCCAAGAGGAAGTGGTCTAAACTTCTCTAAGAATTTTATTAGTGGTGGTCCTTCTGGTGGTAATATTGCTAGGATGGGAAGTCTTGTCAATTCAAGCAGTGGTAATGCAACGAGAATGTTGGGTGCTGATAAAGCAATTGATGTTACAAATAGTTTGAAAACTGGTGGAGTATCTAAAGTAAATAGAGCACGTGTACTTGGTGGAGAGATATCACAAGCACAAGCACTAAAGATTGCTCAAGAGGGTGGACCTCAAGGAATAAAGGGAGCACTAGCAAAAGGTGGTAACTTTGGAAGAGGAATGTGGAGTAGGATGAAAGGAATAGGTAGTTGGGGTAAGGGATTATTGAAAGGTGGTGTAAAAAACTTTCAGAATCTTGGTGCTACCTTATCTAATCTAAACCCAATGCAACTCTTTGAGAACTTGAAGGGTCAGATAGGTAGTAAACTTGATGATCTTATGAAGAATAATCAGATCCTCAAAGGTGTAAAGAATTTGAAGAATACTAAACCTAAAGATGTAGGTAAGGCAATAAAAGGATTAGTAACTAAGGCAGGAAAGAGTGCTAAACCAGCATTGAAGAGTATAAAGAGTGCAAGAAAAGCATTCCCAGTACCAGGATTAGATGCACTAATAGGTGCGTTGACTGCTGTTGGTGAGATTGCATTATTCAAAGCATCGCCAGGTAATGCTATTTTTGGTGCATTAGGTGGTGTTCTAGGTTCAGCAGCAGGAATGGCAGCAGGATCAGCAGCATTACCTGGACCTGGTACTTTTATTGGATCATTAGCAGGAGGTATTGCTGGTGAATTACTTGGTCGTGGATTAGCAAGAGGAGTTGGTGGTGCTTTACCTCCAAACATTAGAGATAAGGATATATTTGGTACTGGTGCTCCACTGTTCGCTACTGAAGGTAATGGATACGGTAAAAGTGAAGGAATGCAAAGAGGTGGTCAAATATTTGGTGGAACACCTACTGGTGATAGTGTTCCTGCATATCTGGAACGTGGAGAATATGTTCTCAATAGAAATGCAGTAGCAGCAATAGGACCACGTAATCTAAATGCTCTAAACTATGGTATTCCTAGATTCCAAGAAGGTGGAATGTGGTCAGGATTTGGTGGATCCACTCAGAAAAAAGGATTCCTAGGAACTGATAAACAAACATTCCCAATTGGAAGTCTTGGACATAGTGGGTTCTTGCAAGTAGACAAAAAGAATGGTAATATGGAGATATGGCATAATCATTGGGGATCTGACAAATACGTTGGTCTACTCAAGAAGAATGGTGATATTGATTTCAACCATGCACTATGGGGTGGAGCAAATGCTAAAGATAAGGCATTCTATAATAAGCAGAGTACTAAAGATATGGTATATGCTCATGCTGCTCAAATAATTACAGCAGCACATAAAGAGAATCCATCTAAGTATCCAGTTGCATCAACTAACCAGTTACTCAAACAGGTTCCTAATGGTGAGAAGCATCTGATAGCAGAGGCATCCAAATCTACTCAAGGTCTTTTGAGTATGTTAGATCCAGAAGCAGGAAAGATGACTAAAGCAGGAGTAGGTGCTTTGACAGATCTTGTTATGATGGCAAACACAGGAATGTCTGGTGGTGGAACAAATGCAACTGCAATGAATAACCTAATGAACAATGCTCAGGCAGAAACCAGTACAGGTGATACTACTAACACTACTACTGAAACTTCAGTAAGTGCTACTGGTGTATCACATACAAATACAAATGAAGCATTGAGTCTTCTACAAGCAATGGAATTGAGTGCTACAAGATGAGTAACATGGTAGGAGCAGGTGATTTCACCTATAAACTAACAATAAAAGATAAAGTAATTGGAGACGGTAAAATAGCCTCCATGATCTATAAGGAAGGTATATCCTACCCTACAATAGAATGCGATATTGGTATTGTAGATACCAGTTCTAAGAGTATGCTATCAGATTTGCCATTGAGAAATGGTGAGGAAGTAAAATTGAATTTCTCTACAGGTGATGGTGAAGACTTAGAAGCAAACCTAGTAGTATATGCTGTTGAAGGTGGAGGTCCATCTGCAGCCGATAAATCTGCATTGGTATTGAGATGTATGAGTAAGGAAGCAATGATGAATCTTTCTACTCGTATTGAGAAATTATATAAGGAGATGTCTCCTAATGATATTGTCAAGAATATATTATCTGATGGTCTAAAGAGTACACAGGAAGTGAATACAGGATTAGATGCTGAGTCATTGACTATCACTGCTATGAGAGATAGACCACTTGATTTCATATGTAAGATAGTATGTCATAAGTCTATACCGTCAGTAACAAATACTAAAGGTGAAGGTGTAGGAACTGCTGGATATCTTTTCTGGCAAACAAGTGATGGATATAATTTCAAAGCAATGGATGAGTTGATGGGTGCTAGTAGTGCTGGTAAAGAGGCTGCCCCTACCAATTCTAAAATCAAAGGTGATGGATCTGTAGACACTTATACTTTCAATACTGTTGTAGCAGCAGACGATGCAGATGCTAAAGAAGAAAGTAGAACAGTTAGAAAACTTACATTCTTATCTAATAACAATATTGAATCTCAGTTGATAAAGGGAACCAGATCTAATTTGGTAGGGTTCTTTGATATATCCTCACTCAGATATAATGAAGCGATATATAAATTGGATGGAGGTAACTTCAAAGCAATGGGTCACTTAGGTGATTCTGACAAACCTTCTAGTGATAAGAATGTATCTACGCTCTGGGAGGATAAACCGACCAGAGTTATGACACGTATTCTCAACAATGAGATGTACGAATCAACAAAAGAGAAGGCAAAAGAGGATAGATATGATAAAATAAGACAGTCATTGGCTCAACAAGTAGTTCGAGCAGATCTATTCAAGAACCAAAAAGTCGAGATAAATATACCAGGTAACGCTAAACTACGTGCAGGAGATAAAATCATTCTCCAAATATATAAATCAGAAAGCGGATCCGATACAGCAGATGAAGATCGAATTGACAAAAAGCAAAGTGGTTATTACCTAATTGCTAAGGTGGTTCATTCTATAGAACAAAGAATGGCAATGACACATTTACTACTCCTTCGGGATCAACACAACGAGGTTTCTGATGACTGAAAAAACACATGACTTAGACCATGAGGTCTATTTGGATCCAAAGGATCATAAAGAACATATCAATCATGGTATGCTTGAATATTCTGAGGCAGATCTAAAAGATGTTCATGCTAATTATGATGAGTATCATAAAGGGGAAAAGGTAGAGCCAAACGATGGTAAGATAAATGATTATCACACAAGGCATGAGGATCAGCACTTAGAAGTGTATTGCGACAATCATCCTGATGCCTTTGAATGTAGAGTGTATGACGACTAATGAGTGTACTAGCTAACTCACTTATAAAACCAAACTTTATCGGTAGAGATCAATTTGTTTGGTGGATAGGTCAAGTAGAAAAATCTGTAGATACCGCTAAGAACTCCAACAGAGTCAAGGTAAGAATATGTGGATATCATTCCAATAGGACTGATGTTCCATCTGATGATTTGCCTTGGGCTCAGATAATGACTCCTGCCACTCTATCTCAAATAAGTGGACAGGGTAACAAATCTATGTTGGTTCCTGGTCAATGGGTAATAGGATTTTTCTTAGATGGTGAGGACGCACAGATACCTATTGTTCAAGGTTGTTTAGGAGCAGTCTCAAAGACTGATAATTTTTCAGCAGTACCAGGAGCTACATTCTCAGCTCCTGAAAATATCTACAGTAAACCTAATTGGATCTCACCTAAATCTATTCAAAAAGAGGTATCACAGAAAACAGTAGATCCAACAAGTGATCAACCACATCATTCAGTATTTCCTACTGGAACATTTGAGGAAGTTGAAGCAGGAACAGTAAAAGCAAAAGAAATAGTAACTGATGCAGCAGCTGCAAAAGCTGCTGTGAACCTTGCTAAGTCAGAAGAATATGAAGTAGCAGAAGCTGATGGTGTTTGTTCAACAGAGGCTACTAAAGATCATATGCTGGTTGAAATGTCTGAGTTTGTTGCATCAATGGAGAATGCACAGCAGATAGGTGAAAAGTGGATCAATACCCAAACTGGGGGTATTATAAACATGACCAGTAAGATACAGAATTACTCACAAAAAATGAGTAATATTATGCAGTCTCCAATGACTGCTGTTAGTAGACTATTACAGGATGAAGTACAGAAAAAATTCCCTGATGTATACCAAGCAGTAACTACTGCAAACCCTTTTGAATTGGAAGCACTGAAGGAAAAGAACTCTGGAATACTTGGAGTATTGAAGTGTGCTTTTGAGGATGGCATTCTAAGCAAGTTGCAAGGAATGTTCAAAAATATTATGAATGGTATGCTCAAGAATCTTTCTAAAGTCATAAACAATGCTGATTGTCTCTTATCTGCTATTACGGATAAGTTATTTGGTGGTATCTTAGATAAAATCAGTGGCATTATGGGTAAGATTCAGGGACTAATGAAGGGCATAGGTGGAGCATTAGGAAGCATCACAGGAATTATGAATAAGGTTGGTGGATTCCTAAAGAAAGTTCTTGGTATTGCTTCTTGTGTAAATCCTGAACTTAGCAAGTGTGTAAGAAGTAAGTTATTCAATACAAAGTCTGGAAAGCAAAGACCAAAACCATTATTCCCTGATCTCAGTAATCCTAATCTAGATGCAAAATTACAGAAGTTAGCTGGTGGTCCTTTACCAATATGTGATGATGCTACAAAAGATAAGGAAAATACTATGGATGTTATTGCATCCGCATTTGGAATTGGTATCACTGATATGGATGGTATGAATCAGGTTGGAGAGAAACTATGTGGTTTCCTTCCATCTGAAGTAATTACTGATTATCTTGATCGTGAACTTGATGTAGAAGCAGCGATCAAAGCAACTGGTGTAACAAATCAAGTTGAAGTTGATGCAATAATGGCAACTCTTGCAACTAACATGGGATTGTCTACATCAAATCCTCAAGCAGCATATACAGCAACTAAGATATTGGGTGATATAGGTCTACTTACAAACTATAGATCTGTATCTGGTACTGGACCTGAGTATGCTATATCAGGAATACTAAAAGAATATTTCCCATTAGATAAGAAACATAAGGTTTCTGGACTAGAAAATCCATTTGTTGCAGGTGCATGGGTAAGAACATGTGGTAATCCTGATTACTATTTCCAAGTAGCAGGATCTAGTGCATTCATACCTAAGGCTAACTCCAAAGGTGGTGGTGCTTGGGTTGTGTTACCTATTGATGAAAATGGTTATCCACATAAGGATGCTATAATATATGATGGTGGAAAAGATTATGGTAATGGTGCTAATGGTAACTGTGCTCCTGATGCATTTGTATCAACACCAATGTATGATCCATTGACAGATGAAGAAGTACAAGATCATTACCTGAAAGGAACTGCGTTCGTGGATGGAGATGGAAGTATTACTGCTGTATCATTCGCTAATGATGAAGGATATATTTTCAAAGAGACTCCTACAGTCAATCTAACCCCTTGTGGTGGAGACGTTGGAGACCCAAGTAGTGATGAAGCAGTCAAGGATCCTAATACTTTGACTAATCAAACTGATACTACATTGATTATATCCTCAACAAATAAGGGTATAGTTGGTGTTATTCAGAATTTCGCCATCAAGAATGTTGGTCAGGGTTATATAAATCCTGTAATAACTATCGAAGGTGGTGGTGGAGACGGTGCTACTGCTGAATGTGTTGTCACGTATGGTAGAATAACAGATATCAAGATTACTAACTCTGGTACTGGTTATACGTCCATGCCCACTATATTCATCAAAGATGAACCTATTACTGGTACTCCTATTGATCAATATAGAGGTGTATCTGCGAAGGTATATCCTATAATCAGATACATGTCTGCAACTGATCCTGATCTTGTCAAGAAGATTGAAGGTCAAGAGTCCATTATGTCTATAGATTGTCCATGAGCGAATTATCATCACCTCCAATTCCAAATGAGAAAGGGCAACCTTCTCATACCTACGGAGCTACCTTTTTTGACGGATCACAATTTACTGTCAACTGTACTCCTGATTCCAACTGCACAACTTTCACTCACCAGTCTGGAAGTAGTATAAAGTTTCAATCTGATGGCACTATAAGTATCATTGCTGCAAAGCAATTGTTCCTAACTGCTAATGGTGAAGAAACCAATACTATGAGATTCAAAGGTGAGTTGAAAGTAGAAGTTGGTAAAGATTTTGGTTTTACTCATAAAGGTAAGTTAGCAGACTACCAATACTCTGGTACTGTTAGAACTGGTGCAAAGAATCAGAATACTATTATAGCTAACTCATCATTACATGCATCTAATGAAAGGACAGTTACATGTACCACTCAACTCAAGACATATTGTAACCATTGGGAGTTACAGTCAAATACATATAAGTCTGAACAGCAAGGATCCAACCTGACAACAGCTCATGCTGGATTTGCTGTCAAACAGACTAATGATAAAAATGCGATCAACCTTGAATCTGCTGGTACTATGGCAGTAAACGTAGTAAAGGACTATAATACTACCGTAACTAAAGGAAAATGGACAGTCGATGTCCTTGATAATACTGGAACAGTAAATATCAAGAAAACTCTCCGTATGAAAGGGAGTAAAATCTACCTCAACTAATACTATGGACAAACAAGACGAATGCCTATCAAGAGTCGTAGTCAACCCTATGGCAAGAGAATTTCATCTATATTCAGATGATGGTGACTCTAGACATGTCAGATGTGAAACCTTAGAAGAATTTATGAATGTACTAGATTTCTGTAAGAGGTTACTTGATGAGGATACACTCAAATATGTTGACCCAACACAACCAATAATGGGACAACCTGACCACTAGACTGATAGTAGGAATGTATAAATATCATTATAGGATTGGTATGCCCACTGGAAATTAAAGATGTCATTAACTCGCTTATCAAATCTCATTAGTTCAACTGAAGGACGTTTCTTGTATGTTGATCCTAATGAGTTCAATGCTTCGGATCTAATTACGAATAGGGGTAACTCTCCTACAAGACCTTTCAAGACTCTGCAAAGAGCTTTACTTGAAGTTGCACGTTTTAGTTACGTTGCTGGTCCTGATAGAGGAAACGACAAGTATGATCAATATACAGTATTACTGAGTCCAGGAGATCACTGGATTGATAATAGACCAGGATATTTTGTAAATTGGGATACAACAGCGAATTATTGGGATACCGATCAACAGATAGCAGGTGTAGATGTAATACCTCAACTAACAGACCAATCCAACTTTGACATCTTTGATGACGATAATGACCTTTTCAAGTTCAACTCTGTAGAAGGTGGTATTATCATTCCTAGGGGTACATCACTTGTAGGTTCTGATCTAAGAAAGACTAGAATCAGACCAAGGTATGTTCCCGATCCAATGTATGCTGACTACTTGGAAGAGAAGGGTTCAGGTACATATGAAGAAACAACAGATTATAAATTACCAAATGTATATCTTGAAGAAGCACCTTCTGTTACATTACCTAGAGCATCATTCTTTAGGGTAACTGGTGGTTGCTACTTCTGGCAGTTCTCTATATTTGATGCAGTACCAACTAATACTGGTGGTATTTTCAGGTATGCATCTAACGATCCTTCTGATAGTATCAAGTTTACAAAGTATAGTCAGAACTACGAGTGGAAGACAACTAAAGAATCACTAACCAATACTGATACAACTGGTCTAGGTTCTCACCATAAGTTGACTGGATTCGCATTCGCTAATGGAATGACGGTTCCTGATATTACATTATCTGCTAATGTAGCAAGTGCGGATACATCAATCAATCTGAACAAGATCAACAGTGGTTCTCAAGCAAGAATCCATATGGGTGATTATCTATTGATAGATAACGCTACCAATGCTAGTAAAGAAATTGTCAAGGTAAAGAAAGTATATACTGCCTTGAGTAAAGTAGATGTATATAGAAGTCAGTTAGGAACGAGTGCTCCAGTACAGCATGATATCAATACTACAGTAACTAAGCTAAATGATCTAGGATTATTCTATGCTAAGATTGCAAGAGGATTCTCTTCTACAGCTATTGAAGATGCTATTGTTGATGCTCAAGGTGAAGTAGAGGCAAGACAACAGGAGAATAGAATTGTTGGTCCTCTAAACGTAGACAACAAGATCGCATCCATATCTATTACTAAGGTTGTAGGTACTAAGTATAAGCTTAGTGTCAATACAAGAGGTTCTCATGGTCTATTCAAAGGACAGATCATATCTCTTATCAATCTAGATGCTACACAGACATCACAATCCTCTGGATTTGGTGGTGATATCAATGGTACAGTGTTTGTATCAAGTGTTTTGAATGCAACTACTATTGAATGTGAGAAGATATTAGCACCTAATACAGTTCAGCAGACGTATGTATTCAATCAAACTGCTGCTGCAACATTGATTGCTGATATTGATACTGTTGACTCAGCATCACCATACATATTCAACTGTTCTATTAGATCAGTGTTTGGTATATGTGGTATGTTCTGTGATGGATCCAAAGCAACTGGATTCAAGTCAATGGTTGTGGCACAGTACACTGGTGTGTCTCTACAGAAAGATGATAGAGCATTCATCAAGTACATGTATCAGAATTTAGGTAATCCTGATATAGGTAATAATGTATTGATGGAACCTGTGTTCTTGAAAGAGGGTGAGACAGGAAATGTATTACCTTCTGATCCTACACCTACTAAAGTTTCTACACTACACAGTGATGGAGCAGCATATTATCAGGATAACTGGAGAACATTCCATATTCATATTAGATATGAAGGATTGATTCAGGCGGTGTCTGTGTTCGCTGTTGGATTCTGTGATCACCATTTGATTGAGGATGGTGGTGATATATCTATTACTAACTCCAACTCTAACTTTGGTAACACTGCATTGAGAGCAGTCGGATTTAGAGAGAAATCATTCCCACAAGATAAAGTTGGTAAGATTACACACATCATACCACCTAAGAAATTAGATCCTGATGAGGTAAAAGAATTCAGTTGGTATCCATTTGATACTAAGAAGACTCAAGCATCTAATACTAGCAACAGAAAGACAAGGTTGTATCTATTTGGTGCAGATCTTCCAAGCAAGACACCAACATACATATTTGATAACAAGTTTATCTTTGGTGGTAAGGCGAATGAGTTTGTATATTCAGATGAAAAGGTTGGTAATAAGACAGAGAGATTGGAAACATATCTTGCTACCAATACTGACTCTGATGGTGTCTATGAGCACGTACAGATCAAGACATTCAATGTCAATCCCAATACAGACATATGTAAACTAAAGACCACTGGTGACTCATACAGGTGGTATACAGGTACTCCAGTAAGAATATCATCTGAAGTTGGATACTTACCTGATGGTATGACTCCAAATACTACTTACTATATCATTACAGAAAATGGTAGTAGGTGGAAGGATGCTAACTGGACTGATGGAACTGGTAATATAAGCAATGTTGCTAATGAATTCAAGTTAGCAAAGACTATTGAAGAAGCAAGAGCTGGTACTTCTATTGATCTAAGATCTCAGAACCCACCAACAAATGCTGACATCAACAACCCTAACAAGTGCGAACTGAAAATCTATCAGTACACTTCTGATGTCAAACCCATACCTATCAAGCATGAGTTCAAGACAGAATCTACAACTAACGAGTTTATTTGTGTAAACGATGGTACTTCACCAAGTCCTACCGAGATTGCTCATGGATTTGATGCTGGTCAACCCATATACTTCTCTAAGGGAATATCAAGTGACACACTACCTTCACTATCAAGTGGAGCACTAAGTACACAACAATTCTACTATGCATATCCTACAAGTAGAACTAGGTTCAAGATAACTCAGGATGATCCTACCACTGGTGGAGGTCGTGCTGCTGCTATTGCTGGTAACTCCTTGATAACTCTTGGACCTACTATGGCAGCAGGTTCAACTACTGTTTGGGCTAACAATGGTCAGTGGACTACTGATACTGAATATGCTGGTGCTAATGGTACATCATGGGAATCAAGACAACCATTACAGTATGACCCTACAAGACTAAACAATCAGGTTGTAAGTGATATTCTTACATATGGTAACTGGTGTATTCTAACAGAGAATAACCACGTTCCTGTTGCTGGTACTACTCAACAGAGTGGAAATAAGATCCTCAATCTAATGCTGACTGATAATCAGTATACAAGTGCAGAAGGAGCATCAAAAACATCAAGACTATCATATATTACTAGGCAGAAAGATAATAGACCAAACTATGATAGAACATACAGATATCGTTATGTTCTACCTAAAGATAATAGAGATGCACGTGCTCCATTCTTAGGATATATTGTCAAACTAAGGACAAATGATGATGGATATGTGATGGATACGTGGACAGGTGGTGCTCCAGCTGATTACACACAGTATGAAAGAACATATTATATCTACAATATTGATGAGATTCAGGACTTCATTCCACAGGTTCAGGATGGTGTATACTACCTAACCTTGATCTTAGGTGATATTGAAATTGATCATGGTAAGATGGTTCGTGGTGAGAGTGGAAACTTAGCACAGAACTGGTTCAAGAAGCATAAGTTTAGTCAGAGTACTGCTGAGTTATATCCTGCTTTGGATGCTGATAACCCAATTGATAACCCTGATGCATCTAAGTCATGTGCTGACCATAGAGTTCATGGATTTGTATACTCTGATATTAGAACCAATAGTACTACAAGAGAAGGTGCTGAAGCATTCTTACTTGACAACAAATATACTACTGCTCAAACAGGAACTATATGTGTAGCAAGGGATGGTTTCGCAAGAAGAGGTAGAGAAGATCAATCTAGATTATATCCAATTGGATATCTAAGAGGTAACTCATCAAATAGAAGTGATGATGTTGGTATTGAAGTAGAACTTAGACGACCATCACTTATCAGATCTGGAAACCATACATTTGAATATGTTGGTTATGGACCAGGTAACTACTCAACTGCATTCCCATCTAAGCAACAACGAGATCTATCTGATAGAGAGATAGTTGTATCACAGGCTAAGAAGGAAGATGCTGGTGTTGTATTCTATTCAGGTCTAAACTCACAAGGTGACTTATACGTTGGTACTCAGAAGATCAACGCTGTTACTGGACAGATTGAAATTATTGATGAATCTATACTTGAGATATCATCTATACCTGAAGAAGAAAGGAAAGCAAATGATGAAGAGAATGAGAATGAAGATACAGAATTACCAGATTCTCCTGAGTTCCATGACCTAACAGTCAAGGGTATTCTAATAGTTGAGAACTCTGATGATCCTTCACTACCAAGTTCTCAAAGGATAAAGGGATCTACTAGAAGTCATAGTGTATACTATGGTGGTATCCAATTCAATACACCAATGGAAGCGGATAATCCAAAACAGAGGATCAACTTCTATGGTGCTCCTAATGGATATGATCCTGCTGCTGGTGGAGAATATCATGGTATTCATGGTTTACTATCAACCAATAACCTCAATATGAGGGCTATTAGGGTAGTCAATAGGAATAATGAAGATAATATAGACACTGAAGTTGCTGGTGATGCTTACACAAAAGATATTACTTTATGGGGATCAACAACAAGACCAACAGCATATGCTAATGGTGGTGGACAATCTATTGTCAACTTGTTTAGTCCTGCTGGTGGTTCAGTCACATCAAACTGGGCATTAGGTAAGAATCATGGTGACATTGCATATAAACCTAAAGGATCGTTTGGTAGTGCTGGAAAGAATAACCACTCATGGATATACTTACCCTCTGGTACTGGTGGTACTCTTGGTCATTGGTATTGCACAGGTCTAACTCAGACAGGTGGTATATATCCTTTTGAAGATCAGTCTACTGCTGGTAATACTGGTTCTCTAGGTATCAATGCAATTTATAGGGCAGAGACAAGAAGATCAGAACTATATGTCAAAGGATCAGGTCAGACAGGAGCAAATCTCAAGAGAGATTATTACATAGGTATTGATGATCAAACTAACAATCCTATATTCTGGATGAAGAAGGATGGATCAGGAGCGAGTGCTGCTGAGCCTTCTGCACTATTCTTTACTAATTCACCATCAACTGAGATATCTCAGATGGTTAGTGGTGGTACTGAACTCCATTCATTTGAAGTTGCTAATGGTCACACTGCAAAGTTTGGTGATGAAGTTCTATTGAACAGTCATGTTTATATTCAAAGCAATGCTGAGTTCTTAGGTGCAACTAGTGGTATAATCATACCAACTAATCACAATTCATTGCAAAGTTTCCAGAATTCAAGTGATGGATGCTTCTTGAGAATGGATGGAACTACTTCAGTAATGGAACCTTCTATCAGTACTACTGACCCATTAGGTGATGCTGGATCAAATCCACAGAAGTCTAATGTATATGGTAACTGGTCTAATTCAGGTAAGGAATTCACCTCAGCAGCACCAACAGTATTTGATGCTCATATAAGGGATGATATTCAGAACCAAGCATTACCAGTTGGAGGAATTATATTGTGGGGTGGAGCATATTCAAATATGCCTAAAGGATATTGTTTATGTGATGGTGGAACTCATAAGGATAGATTTGGTAATACTATTACAGTACCAGACCTTAGAGATAAGTTTGTAAAGGGTGGAAGCACAACTGCTACTGGTACAATGACTGGTGGTTATGATGAGAACGAGGTCAAAACTAAGTTATCAATCTATGGTCACGAACTATCAAGACCTGAAACTCCTGCTCACTCACACGGATTGAACGAGAACTACTTTAGACACTCTCATGGTATTACAGTTCAAGTTGGTTTGAATGACTTGATTGGTGCTAAAGCTGGTAATGATAACCCTGATGCTGCATTTGGTACTAACTGGGGATCTGCTGCTCATACTTTGGTAACAATACAACCTGATCCAATATATGATGGTCAGAACTCTAAGGGTAATACTGATCCTGCATCTAACGCTGGAGCATTCTTAGATCTATCTGGTGTAGGTAATATGAGAACTGGACCTGGTGTTGGTGGTGGATCAGGTGGTGGTGGTGGATCTACTACTTGGAACACAATATATGGACCTGGTTATACATCACAAAATTATGTTGAACTATCAGGACAATCATCTGGTTCATGGCAAGTAACTTATCCTTTCAATGTACTCATATCTCCTGTTAGAGCTATGGCTGTGAGGACTACTGCCACATCAACTACATGGTCACAACCACCTACTGTAACAGTAGATATTGATTATGATCTTGGTGCTGCTACTCAGGTATCAGTAAATGGTATTCATACAACTAATACAGGTTGGACAACAGTATGGGATAATGCTGCTGATGCTAACAACTACATGGAGACTACAGTAAGTGCTGCTGGTCTTGCTGGTTCAGGCATGATGGGTTTCCACTTCTTCTATCAAGGACAGTTGAGAGCGATCAACCCATATGGAACAAATGGTCCATCATATCTAAATGGTACATGGAACTACTGGGGAGTTTATAGATTCAAGGGTGAAGGTCTAGTATCTGGTAACACATACAAGATGACTGTTCAAAGAATGACCTTTGGAACTTATACTCATAGTGCTACTAAGAGATATGAAGTTGGTGATGTCTGGAATATTCCTGGTAGTGCTACTCATACTACTGCAAGTCAGATGTCTTTCACTCATGAGATTCAAGAGGAGACATTCTCTGGTGGTGGAAGTGGTGGAACCTATAACTTCTACTATAATGGTTCTAATGTAGGATCTAATACCACTGGTGGTATATTGACAGTAGGAAGTCTAAGGTATACAATGGGATCCTCTGTTGGTAATAACCAATATCAGATCAAGGTAGAGCAACAGCAGACAAGTGGTGGATCAGGTACTGATTGGCATGACTTATCAGCAAATCCAGGTCGTGATGACCCACGAAGAACTGATACTCCTAGTGGTTCTGCTAATGCTGGTAACTCACTTGGTAAGTCTACTACGGACTTCAAAGCGTTACATCACCATCACCCATTCCAATTCAGTGATGATAGCAGTAGTGCTGGTGTAACTGTAACCACAGCAGGATCAAGTGGATATGGTCAGGGTATAAATTCATACGGAGCAACTCTGGATGAGTTCAGTACCTTATCATTCACCCTTGATAACAGACCTGCATACTTAGAACTCTGTTATATCTGCAAACTATAGGACAGATTACAAAGTGTCACATACCCCCTATACAAGGGGGTATTTTTATGGCATTATATAAATGTTGAGGGATATGTGGTTCTCTAGCCCCAAACCTTCCGACTACTCTGACACTTGACTTAGTACCTTCTTTGAAAGGTGAAGCACCTCTTGAGCAAGTAAGAAGCAGAGACATGACGTTGGAAGAAACCTATCACAGCACACAGATGACTGATGGTTGAAAGTGGTGGGGGTTCAGGTGTAAGCGATTCCCTAGAGGTAAATTTGGGCAACTGGGTGAAACCTAGATCATTGCCCCACTCCCTCAACACAATATTCTTTACAATTCTAACATGGAACGTGAGTACAACTACTTCAGAGATGAAGATGATTACAGCAACTTAGACCTTGTTGAAGTATTCAGTCAAGAGGAAGGTTTCCAAGACAACTTGGATGCTGACACACTCAAACTACTAAAGAACTTCAAATGAGCAAGTATTCTGGCAGTGAAAAGTTACTATTCATTGCGTCATTCTTCTGGTTGATGAACTGGGGTGTTAGACTAACCACCTTAGCACTATCTTCCTTACAACTAAGTTATTTCTAATGTACACCATTTCCATAAGAAGCAACTACGGATTCAAGAAGGACATCAGAGAAACTATTGATTGGTTTGTTGACTACCACTCACTCAATAGATTCAAGATTGACTTTGATGTCGTTGTTCGTGGAATGCTTAGAGAGGGATGTTTTGGTGGATGCACCGTCATGGATGCACAGCACAGACCCAGACATTTCCTTATTGAATTACATTCTGGTCTTGACAGATATGAATTTATCAGTACCTTGATGCATGAGTTAGTTCATGTGAAACAATGGGTACTCAAACATAAAGCACAGAGGTATGCTAAACAGTTGTGGCATGGCAAAGTAATTGATCGATCCACACCATACCAAGATGAACCTTGGGAGATTGAAGCATATATGACTGAGGGTGAACTGACCAAGCAGTTCATCCAATTTAGAAACTGACACATAGGAACCCCATAAGGGGTTCTTTTGCTATATTATGAATACATGGTAAAACTTCGTCCACATCAATCACGTGCTCTTGCTGCAATGGCAGAGCATAAAAAAGGTCAGATCATCGTGCCTACAGGCGGTGGTAAGACATTCATTATGATACAACATGCTATGAGAGTATCAGGTAAGACTATTGTTGTAGTTGCACCTCGTATTCTATTAGCAAAGCAACTACGCTCTGAGTTCTTAGAGCACATCGACTGTGACTATCTACATGTACACAGTGGTGAGAAGAATGGTACTACTAACCCTGATGAAATAAGAAGATGGGAGCAGTATAATTATCACAGACCTAAACTTATTTTTACAACCTACCACTCATTGAATCGTGTTATCTCTTCTGGTATTGATATTGATTGTACTTACCTTGACGAAGCACATAACTCCGTTGCAAAGTCTTTCTTTGGGAGTATTGTTGCTTGTTCTAAGTTATCAACCCATTTCTACTCTTTTACTGCTACTCCTCGTATTGCTCGCAAGCATGATCGTGGTATGAACAATGCAGATGTGTATGGAACTGTCATTGAGAATTGTCCTGCACCTGAGTTGATCAATAACGGTAGTATCATTCCTCCTACATTAGTACCATTTACTTCTGATGGTGAGGATCATGAGAATGTAATCAATATGGTTGATGAACTACAAGGTAAGAAGATCCTTGTATCATCACCACCAACAAAAAGACTATGGGCAATGCTCACAAGGTCAGATCTTTATGCACAACTCAAAGAAAGAGGTTATCATGTCCTCCACATTACATCCAAGTATGGAGCGTATATTAATAAAAAGAGGGTTGATAGAGAAACCTTCTTCCAAGCACTCAAGGACTGGGGTGAGGATGTACGTAAGAAGTTTATTGTCTTCCACTATTCGATCCTTTCGGAAGGTATTGATGTACGTGGACTCACTCATAGCATCTTGCTACGCAACCTCGGTATCGTGGAAATGGCACAGACTATTGGACGTGTTATCAGGATGGACAGACAAGATACCAAACGCATTCAAGATGGTACTTTGTGCTCTGGCAATTTTAGTATGTATCGTAAACCCACTGGTTTCGTTGGCATTCCTGTTCCTGCTAACAGTAATTCAAAGATCGTAAAGAGATTACAAAAGGTTACTGATGCTATCTTTACTGATGGTATACCTCCTGTATCATATGTTTCCTAAAATAAATATCTATGGTATAATATGTACAATGGAGTAATAACATGAGAGAACAACTAATAAAAGCACTCTTAGCACATGCTCAGGGTGATATTGCCAAACATAAAGCAAACGTAGAAATATATCTCACTAACCCTGTGGGTATAGGTGAGCATTCTAATGTTGTTGAAGCAATAGAAGAAGAACTAAATCAAATAGCAAAGTACCAAGATCAAATTGATGTAATCAACAAGTATTTCAAATGAGCATTCATTCTAATATTACTATCACCATTGATGTCAATGGTCTGGTGTGGGATAGAGCAGAGTTCCTAAAGCAAGAAATGTCAGTCACACAGAATGACCACCTTGCTGAGAACTTACGAAGAACTCTAACATTTGATACACTATATCATATGGTAGATACATCTATCTTAGAGTTCTTTGATAATCATGAGCACCCTGAGATATGGGATCCTCATTATGGTGAAACAGCAGGTAATGAACCAGCAGCATCATTTGAGAAAGCAGCAAAGGATAGAGAGAAAGCAAAGAAAGAATTTGAAATGGTGGATCTCGTATCATCTGCATGGACAATCAAAGTACCTAGAAGAATAAAGAAATGAGTTTATCAGTAGAGATAAAAGAAGGAACAAAACAATCACACTCAGCAGCAGAGAATACTAAGTTTGTTAGTTCATTCCTCAAAGGTGTGGTAGACAGAGAGAAGTATAAGCAATTGATTGCTAATTTCTACTTTGTTTATAGTGCTATGGAGGAAGAAATAGAAAAACGTAGGGGTGATAGTACCCTAGGAAAGCTATTTTATTCTGAACTAAATCGTGTTGATGCATTAGAAAGAGATTTGAGATACTTCTATGGACCTATCTGGAGATCTATTGTAGAACCAACAGAGGAAGCACAGAGATATGTGAATCGTATACGTGAGGTAGCGAAGGATGAACCTGAACTATTGATAGCACATCACTATACAAGATACATTGGAGATCTATCTGGTGGACAGATACTAAAGAAGATAGCACAGAGAGCAATAGGTGATGAAGGACTGAACTTCTATGATTTCCCTCTTATTGATGATAAGAAGGGATTCAAGCAGTCATATAAATCAATGCTTGATACATTAGACCTTGACCAACACCAGATTAATGCTATAATAGTAGAGGCTAATTGGGCATTTCGTTTGAACATGTTCATGTTTGAGGAACTTGAGGGCAGTGCGTTCTTAGGTTTCGTCAAGTTTATTATAGGTAAGTTATGGCACAGATGAAACGATATCTTGAACAGATTCAAGATGACGATCAATTAGAACCAACTCGTAGACAAAAACTAATGAGCAGGTTAGCACCACGCTGGTTGTTCAGAAATTTCGGTCAACTCCTAGACACTCCTGAAGTGCATAGGCAAACTGCTAATCCTGGAAATGATCCCTTACGTCAAAATAAGGTGATCAGATATGAGGATGAGTTCGGTCTCAGTCTACCTGATAAGGGATTTCATTTCAATATCTCTAAGGGTAGATATGAACGTGAATGGTCTGCTAAGGGAGATCAGCATGGAGGACTTGATACTATAACAGAGTCATATCAAAAACGTGAGTCTGGTTGGTTTCAAGTTATGGAGACTGATGAACGCATATTCTATGAGGATAGAGCATGAATGCGAGAGCGAAGGAACTAATAGAACTGGGTGTTACCTTACTTGATGGGAAGTATGAGGTAGTGCATGGTTTGAATTCTGTAGGTAAATCCTATGACAAAATTATTATCACATACAATGAAAAACAGAGAGAAGATCAGAGCACAAGTGAAGAGTAGATTTTACTATCTCTTCTGGGGCATTGCAACATTCAGTGTAGTTGCTGGTCAAACATACGTTGGTACTGGATACAGAGCATTTGCTAATGCTTTGAATAGAGTATTTGACACCATTGAGGTGGAAGTTCAAAGAGATCCTATGACTATAGATGCATGGGATGATAACATAGGAGCGATATGGACTAAATAGTTTGTTACGAAATCGATACAAACTAATACGTGAAAGACAAGAAAGCAGCAAAATTATTACTAAAACGAGCAAAGAAACATCCTGAGTTATACACTAAACAAGAAGTATATTACGCTAAAGAACTCAAGAGGCAGATGAAGGCACAAAAAAAAGACCCCATTGAATGAGGTCTTACTTTATCATACATAAACCATGTACTATGTAAACACTTCTGAGCAGATCTTTCTGCATGTGCTTTGATCTTCTGAACATTCAATCAGACATTCAAAGTAACTATCTATTTCTGCATCGGTGTCATTTATAGTATGTTTCCAGTTATTGAGTTGATTGTAGGATATTAGGTTGTGTTGTTTCATGGTTCCTTGTATGTATTTTGGATGAGGACTTAGTTCTCTCCTGTGAACATCACCTCTATTTATACAAAATGTCAGTATTTCGACACAAAAATTTATGCCTAGTGAACAGAATTGGAGAGAAGAATATAAAGCATACACAAGTAGCAAAAGGGAACTTGAGTTACTTGAGAATGGTCCTAAATCCTTAGCACAATCATGGTTGATGCAAGCATTATATAATAAGTGGAAGAAGGTCAAGGGTATACCACCTGATCCTGATCCACCTGATTGCAGTTCATCGATGAAAGAGTGGGAAGAAAGCATAAAGAAATACAAGGACAATAACAATGTATGATACAATAAGATCAGAGTATGGTTATCCATTACCACGCAAACTCCGCACTGAAGACCTGATGGGTATCATGGCAGATCTATGGTTAGATCCTAATGGTCAGTTGTGGGAGATAGACTACGCAGATACGCATAGTTTCGTGGATGCCAAGTGTGCTGACATGGTTCCTAATGGACATCATGGGAAGGTCAAACCATACCATGTGACCAAAGAGGTGTCAGCATACTGTGGACAGTCTCCAAACCGCACATCTTTCCGCTTGCATTTTCAGGAGGGTGTGCTACAATATTATCAAGCGGAACAAAGAACCGCACAATCTGGAAAAACCAATGACAACATTACCATTGACTCCTGATCAAGCAAACCTTACGCAGATCGTTGAGTCCCTTCCTATCTTCCAAAAGTGGGAAGCAGCAAAGCAAAGCATCTGGGCAGACTCTAAGTTTGAGTCTTTCCGCAACATCCCTTCACCTAAGAGCAAAGGGGCGCAAGGTGAGAAACTTGTTTCACAAATCATGGAGCAGTTTGGATATGAAGTTGAGAAACCACTAAACTCTGACCATGATAGAATCATCGGTGGATACAAAACAGAGATCAAGTTGAGCACTACATGGAATGAAACACTCTTCAATTGGACTTGGCAGCAGATCAGAGACCAAGACTATGAGCGTATCATATTTGTAGGCATCAACCCAAATGAGTGCTATGTATACTGGGCAACTAAGGATGATCTACGTAAGCACATCTTAGGTCAGGATCAGCACAGACAACATGCTGGTAAGGACGGTGGACAAGAATTATACTGGATTCAAGGATCTGGTAAGCAGGACTGGTTCAGGGACATCAGCACATTCTAACCCTGTGCCACCCCTGTAACCGTCTACAGGGGGTTGACAAATCACTCTGATGGTGATATATTATATTTGTGGCATTCATCGATGTAAGTCCACGATTGCAAACCCCGACTTATTTTATTATGTCATTCGATGTATCTTTCGTTTCACCTAACTTCGCTGAGTTCTTACTCGATAGTGCAGTTGATGGTAATGAGATCCTAGCAGTCCTTGAGGACATTGTAGAGGTAGAAGATACAGCACTGTAGATAGTGGTGGGGAGCTTTTGCTCCCCTTTCTACTATAAATATACTGTATATTGAAACAATCAATTCAACTGAGACTATGGCAAGAGCAAAGAAAACGACAGTATCCAAAGCAAAGACTCCAACTACCGCAACTAAGGTAAAGGATGGAGTACAAGCAATTGTGGATGCACTCAATACTGATTATGCTGCTGTATGTAAGCGTGTACATGAGCAGGAAGCAAACAACGAGGGACTTGAGAGTCGTGACAGAGCAGCAGCAAAGGCACGTCTTGAGGAGATAGAGAGTGGAAACTATGAGTATTCACGCAAGTTTACTACTAAGAAGAGTGGTAAGTTTACTCAAATACAGTATGAGAGTGATGGTAAGGTACAACCAATTGGTTATGTGAATGCTAAAGGTCAAGTAGTATCTGATCCTGAAAGCGAAACAGTGAGGTATGAACTTACTAATGATGTAAGTTTAGCAAAAGCAGTCGAACAAGCAGACTGGGGTGGAAATTTCATCGCTTACGAGCAGGAGTAATTTATGGAGAAGTATTCTGAAGAGTATTTGAGAGTGCGTCAAGAAGCATATCGCATATTGATAGCACAATTCAAAGATAGCAAATCAGTATACGAATGTGCAAATGACTGGGTTGATCATGGTCAAGTCACGACCAACGGCATAGTAAACTACTACAAAACCTATTTCGCAGGTAAATCTCACTACAATCAGAACCATGACAGTTCCAAAGGAATACAAACTAACTCTCAACCTCAATGAAGCAATAGAGGATTTCAATTCTGATCTTACAGCAGAGCAGGTTGAAATGATCGCAAGAGATATATGTCTCAAGTGGTCTTATAGTGATATGTACAATGAAGTTGAACATAAAGCACTTCAGTACATGAAGTTAGCAGATTTTGGTATTGAGACTGAGCATGAATCAGTTGACCATGAGATGCATCGATGAAGGATAGACAGATCCTCGCAGGTTTGGATCACGTGATAAAGAATGATGCTGCATCACGTGTTGAGTTATTAGAGGACTACATCAGTAAACTGACTGACGTAGAAAAAGATATACTATACGATATACTGTTTCCACCACCACAGTGTGACGGTGAAACAAGTGTAACAGTAGGGGTCGTGTGACCCTTTTTTAGTGTTATTATATAAGAGTAAAGAACAAAGCAATCAATGACAACAGCAATCCCAACAATCGCAGTCCTCCAAGATGAGCAACTCACCCTTGATCAGAGAATTGAGAAGTGGGTGTTCTTCTACATGAAAGCATTAGCAGATAACTACACTTCACGTTATCCTGATTCTCATTCACCAGTTACATTTCAACTTGAAGCAGGTCGTAAGTATTGGAAGATCAATCAAGTTGATGGTGGTGTACATGCATTTGTGAATCGTAAGACTGGTGAGGTATACAAACCAGCATCATGGCGAGGACCAGCAAAGCATGTAAGATTCGATCTAAGACTTATCAAAGATCGTGAACTACTACACAATCCTAGGTTTACAGACTGGGCAGGTGGTTATCTCTACATGAGGTAATCACATGAAAGTCATTATCACCCCTGATCACGTTACTCTATCAAAACCAATGCCAATAGTCAATCAAGAAGATCGCATGACACCAGCAGAGTGGCAAGTGTTACATGAAACACTTGAACAATCCTATATGGATCATAGTGTGATCCAAAGAAAGTTATGGGAATTGGAGCAGGAGGACAATGCTCTGACTGCATTACAGGAGTTAGACAACCTTGATAACATGGAGGTAACATGACAATCTATTCAGTAAAGTGTAATCAAGTAAACAGATATACACGTGCTGGTAAGAATGGGAAACAAATTGTATGTCCCAAATGCTTTTCATCACGTAGAGTATATCATTTCAACTTCTCAGGACTGACATGTCCTGACTGTAAAGAATCTATCCCCAAATACGACTGGAGCATCGCACAATGACTATTCAATTTGACAACAGAAAAGTACCACACACAGTCACATTGACTGAAGGTCAGATCTCTACCATCCTGTTTCATTTAGAAGGAGCAGTGAGTAAGAATGCAAAGAACCTTGATGAAGTTCATGGTATCTTTGAGGTATTAGAAGGAGCGATTGATCGTTGGTATGATGACCATCATGGTATTCAAGGTAAGAAACTACAGTCTACTCAAATTGCATCACCAGTGACAGTGATGAAGGAACCACAGTTACCAAACTTGAAAACTCCACCTGTAAGGAGGATACCATGACTGATATCGATTATGCAGCAGTATGTGAATTCTTCAACAATGCACCATATGAGTTGACACAATGCACATTTCCGAGTATAATAGAACAGCGAACTACAAGATCTGAATTGCTCAGTGATTGTACTCTCGCATCAGTCTCTAACAAGAGTGCTGGTAAGGGGAAGTGAATATCTTTTATTATGCTCACAATGGGTGGTGGCAACATCACCTTTTTTTCTTTCTTCAATAATATGAAAGCAGAAGAGTTAGAAGTAGATATGCCAGTCATCTTTGATAATGGTCAGATGCATGGCAGAAACGAAGGGCATATTGCATTTATATGTGATGAATATATAAGTTTATTACTGAGTGCAGGATGTAGATTACTGATCTATGCACATGATTACAAACATCTTTCAATAAATAAAAATGGACAAATCATACCGAATTGTGGTTACAGAAGCACAGCTAGATACGCTGATCCAAAGTCTACGATTACTCAAGGAGACAGTCAAGGAAATGAGTCATGCTGATGAAAGTATAACAACAGCAATGAGTGAGACATATTATAAACTTACCAACGCAACCCCAGTTGAAAATGTTTATGACACAACCACAGCACCCGAAGGAACAACCTTCACATCAACCCTCTAAATATGATGATTTACTGAGTAAGTTATCGAATGGAGGATTGACCGATCTTACACAATATATTGATCTGTTTCAACATTTGTTGGATACTGATCTTATATTTCATATGTCAGATCAAATGAGAAAAACAGCAGATTACTTAGTCAAGGAGGGTTTTTGCTATTATGTCCCATCACAAGATATGGAGCAGAGGGAATGATCCTTATCGAAGAAATGATAAGGGTAAGAAAGCAACTGCTCGAATTCGCCAACTGAAGAAGAGAACCAAACAGACAGTTAAGCGGTTGAAGGACAATAGATCCGACAACCGCATTTTTATTAGTGATTACCATGTACCAAGCATTACCAAGTAGATTACATGTCAAGGATAGCACAGTAGCAGGTCAAGGCATCTTTGCTAAAGAAGAGATACCTGAAGGGATGGTGTTAGGCATGTCCCATATTGTAGTAGATGAAGTTATATACAGAACACCATTAGGAGGATTCATCAATCATTCCGAAACGCCCAATTGTGTGAAATGGAATGAAGATGATAAGTGGTTTGTAAAAACTCTCAAGCATATACACATAGGAGAAGAACTTACACTGAAGTATACATTCTATCAGATATCACAGTTATAATCAACATCTCTTTCAATATTACTCTTACGTAAGGTATTACAGTATGCAGTAATCTCTTGCTTTATACTCATGAGTTCATCATAACATTTTTGATTATGAGCACATGCACGTAGGTGATGATCAGGTTTATGTAATGACTCTATGAATAGGTCAAGACCTCTATTATACTTCTCCACCTTAGTCTCTACATTATCAATAGTACGTTGGTCTTTACTTGCCATTGTTATCACCTTGTTGTTGTCTGTGTGTGTTTAGTTTCAACCAATCTTCAGCAGTCTCATAATCATCGAAGTATCTTTGCTTACCCTCCCAGAAGAAGGTAAACTTATCAATCAATGCTTCATGTTTGATAAATGCGCCAGGTTCCGCTTCCCATACTTTATCATTGTCATAACAGTCTTTTACGAAGTTATCAATGTCTGCTTTCTCAGATGATATCCAAGGTATATCAGAGGGTATAGCACCAATTTGGTTAGGATTATTCATTTATGTGGAAATAAAATAAATGTATCTAAAAATATGTATGTGTTGTTTATACTATCGGATAGTATCCTTAGAATGATTCTCAATAAGGATAAACACCACGGAGATTCGTTGTCTTAGCGAGCACATTATAGCACGAACGCCCGAAAATTGCAAGGATTCGTCATAATTCTATAAAAACTAGTCGAGAATACTCATAATTCATATAATCTCGACTAGCTTGACATCTAGACTAGAATATCTTATAATATCTCTACTAGCCTCTATAATCTCGACTAGATGTAACTAGAAAATCTCTACTAGCTCATAACACATATGCACTAGGCGCATCATTATCTCGTCTAGCTCATACATATGTACTAGCTCGTCTATACTTGTACTAGCCCATACATCTGTACTAGCTCGCATGTATAATCTCGTCTAGCTCATACACCTATACATATGTACTAGCTCATGTGTATAAACGTGAACATACTTGCACTAGCCCATAAGCATATGTTATAATTAGATGCAAGTACATATGATACAATATCATGTCAGATACACGCCCCGAACCCCTGATAAGCAGGAAGGAATATTATGAAGATTTCAAGGTGCGGTTACAGATACATAACAGAGAATTTACAGAATTTGTAGTAGAGGTGGGCAACTTCGTCAACTGGACTAAACCCCACGTAAAATCTATGATCAGTACTGTAAAAAATAAGATTGATGGTACAAATCCAGAACTGGCACAATCCAGCCAGAATTCTGATGAGGATCGTGTAGAATAGGGGCAACCGAGAGAAAAGTATGACCAAACCCAATGACGACCATGAAATTGCACTGACCAGTGCTCACTGGGGTGAGTTGAAGGATCGGTGGGCAGAACTCGTATGTGATTCGATGGACCCCAAGAGCATGGAGCAATTCGTGTATGAGACAATTCGTGAGGGTTTGGATGATCTCACTGCGACTGAATCGGTTCGTCAATTTGAGGATGCGTTTGACCGTGAGACTGTGGACCAAGTGGTTCGTGATATCACATCGGAAAAATCCAGCCGCCTGGGCATAGTCATCGGAGACGATCCCTGTTACAGTTGACGTAGTGGCACACTCCGTGACCACAGCACCTGATTTTCGTGTATTATAAGAGTATGAAATTCACAGATCGCTTTTCCATCGTTCTTGACTCCCAAGAACAATCCATGCTCGAAGAAATGGCATCATTTTGTGCTCAGTTCGATTTCACGGAGCATAACGACCCTGAAATCTTTGAGAGAGTCTGGGATAAAATCCTTGACGCACATCTCGAAATCGTTGACCAAGACGACAGAGCAAAATCATGATCATGTCACTTCACTTCGGTAGGCATTTCTGGTTAGATGAAAATGATGATTTTTGTTCGTGTCCAACGTTCGTTGATGGCACACCTGACAAAGATCTCTGGGATTACGTTTCAGAATGGACTGACCTTGAGGATGTCAACCTTGACAAACTCTTTTTCATTCACAAGTCATTGGTTACAGATGCTGTCACTGAGTACGAACAGATGAGAGCATAAGAA